TGCAGATAAATGGACTTTAGGAACTACAACAGCAACAGCTTCTAGCACTGGTAATATGAGTGGATTTACTAAAGGAGCTTTAGTAGCTAATATAGATAGTTCTACCATGACAAATGTTACAATAGATCTAGGAACATACGCTAACTAATAGGTTATAATGGCTAGTAAGTTATTAATAAAAAGAGGTGATGGTGCACCTGTTTCAGGTAGTATAGATGAATATGAATTAGTATATGATTATACTAACAATCAACTATATACTAAAGTAGGTAGCACCATAACTGCTATTGGTAGTGCTTCTTCTGGAGATATTGAAGGCGTAACAGCTGGTACTGGTTTATCTGGTGGTGGTACATCTGGTACAGTAACACTCAATTTAGGTAATCATAGTGGAAATTTAATTACAAGTGGTACAGTAGCAGCAGCTAGGATAGCTAATTTAGCAGCTTCTAAGATTACATCAGGAACTTTTGCAGATGCAAGAATTGCAGCATCAAGTATTACACAACACACAGATCCTAAATATTTAAGAAGTAATGCTGCAGATACATCTACTGGTAAAATTACATTTTCAAATGGTATGCAAGACAATGTAAGTAATGTAGGTACTGTAGGTTCAACTGGATTAGAAGGTAATCAATTAAGTGAACAAAACTGGGCTGATTTTCCAGTAGGTTTTGGTGGTATGATGAGAAGTGGAAATCAAAATTATGGTAATCCTGGCTCAACATATTTTTATTTTCATAAAATTGCTAACAGAGATTCTGGTGGTGGTTGGGGTGGTATAGCTGTTGGATATAGTAGTAATGCAGAGTTGTATGTAGGTACTACTACTGTAAACACTTCTTATGCTACTTGGAGTAAAATATGGAATGAATCTAACTTGGGTATTAGTAATCTTGCTAATGACAGAATTTTAACAGGTAATGGTTCTAGTTCTATTCGTGGTGAATCTAATGTTACTATTAATTCAAGCAATAATTTAACAATAGGCGGTGGTGGACAATTAACACTTACAGGTGGAACTAACGCAGTTATAAATGTAAATAGTACAGCAGATAGTTTTATAGAAAAAGATAGTGGTACAAATTTATATTTAGCTAACAATGTACAAGATGGCGATTTACTATTAAGAGTTAATGACGGTGGAACAAATAAAACTGCTATTAGCATTGATGCAAGTGATAATGCAAGAGTCAAATTGCCTTATGACAATCAAAGACTAGCAATAGGTGCTGGTCAAGATTTACAAATAAACCACGACGGAAGTAATACTTATATCGATAATTATACTGGACAATTTAATATTATCAACAATCAAGACGATGGCGATATTATATTTAAATCAGATAATGGTAGTGGTGGTGTTACTGAATATTTAAGACTTGATGGTGGAGCTGCTATAGTTTATGTATTTAAGGAACTACATTTATCAAGCCATCTTGATATGGGAGATAGTGATAGAATAAAACTTGGAGATTCAGATGATTTACAAATAGTTCACGATAGTAACATTAACTTTATACACTCTACTATTAGCGATAGAGATATTTATTTTAGAGTAAATGATGGTGGTACAAATAAAGATGCTATTATTATTGATGCAAGTGAAAATGCAAGAGTAAGAATACCAAATGATGATCAAAGATTAACTTTTGGAGCAGGAAACGAATTACAATTATCACATGAAAGCAACAATAATTATATTGCTACTTATAGTGGACATTTAATTTTAGAGCAAAATACAAACGATGCAGATATTATTTTTAATTGTGATGATGGAAGTGGTGGTGTTACTGCTTACTTAACATTAGATGGTAGTCAAACAAGAACTTATGCTAATAAAACAATACGAACTCCTGATAGTGTTACCTTTGAAGTGGGTAATGCAGGAGATGGTGCTTTTTTCCATAATGGAAGTAATACTTTTATAACAAATTCTACTGGGCATTTTTATATTGACCAGTATCAAGATGATGGAGATATTATATTTAGGAATGATAATGGTAGTGGTGGTAATACAAATTATATGGTTATCGATGGTGGTGCAATGGCTATTGATTTACTACAAGACACGAGAGTAAAAGCTGCTAAGAAATTATTTTTAGATGGTGGTGGTAATACTTATATTTTTGAAGAAAGTGCAGATAATGTTGTTCATTATGTAGGCGGACAAAACAAAATGAGATTTAATAGCACTGGAGTAATATTTAATGACGGTTCTTTAGATTTAGATTTTAGAGTAGAAACTAATGGTAATGCCAATACATTATTTGTTGAGGGATCAACTGATCGTGTGGCAATAGCACATAATGACCCCGATGCTTTACTTCATATAAATCCAGGTAATGCATTATGTAATGTAAAGTTAGAAAGACAGGGTGTAGTAGCTTGGAGATTTGGTATAGGTACTTCTAATGCCGATTTAAGATTTGACGCTGGTGATGATGCTTTAGGTGGACCTGAAGTTTTATTTACAACAGGTGGTGCTGGACATTTTGATAATGACGTAGTTGCTTTTTCAAGCAGTACTGGTTCTGATAAAAGATTAAAAAAGAATATTAAACCAATACCTTATGGTTTAAAAGAAGTATTACAAATGAATCCAGTAGAGTATGACTGGAAAGAAAAAAGAGATAAATCACACGATATTGGTGTTATAGCACAAGAAATAGAAAAAATTATACCAGAAGTGGTAAAAGAACACGAAGATTTAAAAACACAAAAAGAATTTAAAACAGTTGACTATGGTAAAATGGTATCTGTTTTAATTAAAGCAGTACAAGAACAACAAGAACAAATTGAGGAGTTAAAAAAATGCCTAAAATAATAACAGCATTAGAACCTGATGGTGAAGTAAAAATGGTTGAAATTAAGCATACTAGAACTATGCAAGATGCAGATGGTAATGATGTTACAGTATTAGATTATAAAAGTGATTATGTTTTAACAGAGGCACTTGAAAATGCTGAAGCTAATAAAGCTAGTCTTGAAGCACAGCTTACAGAAGTAAGTCAAGAGATTACAGATTTAACAGCAATTAGAGACGCTGAGTAGTAAATGGCAGGTCCAGCAGTAGGAACAAGCAACGTAGGTATGAAGGGAATAGGTAGTGCTCTTGGAGAAGCTACCAATGTTATCCAAACAACAAACATAAGTTTAACTAGTTTATGTGGAGGCACTGGTGGTGCATATACTAATACCTTTGTTAATAATGATGATAGTGGACCAGCAGATACGTTTAACAGATTAGGTGGTACAAACAATCCTATACAAAGTACATCATTAGATAATCCTGATGCTACTTTATTAAATAATATAGGAACAGCACCTTTTAATATGAGTCACACCTTTGGTGGGCAACACGCTGACCTTGGTGGTGGTGGCGGTGGACCAGGTAGATAAACAATAGGGGATAACAATGGAAGTAGGTAAAGACACTAAATTTACATTATCTATAGAAACAGGTATTAGTATCTTGGTTACTGTAGGTATGATTATAGGTATGTGGTATTCTTTACAAGCAGAGATAGAACTTGCTAAAGAATTACCAGAGCCTGAGGTTTCACGTATGGAATATGATTTGAAAGATCAGATGATTCGTGATTCAATATTAAACACAGAGGGTAAAGTAGATAAGCTTGAAGAAAAAGTAGATGACATTAAGGAAGATACTAGAGCTATTACTGAGACTCTAATAGATATGAATAATAAATGAGGATGAATCATGAGAAAGTTTATATTATCATTATGCTTATGGCTTGGACTATCGTCTACATGGCTACACTCTCAGTCTGTTAACTTAGATAGTTTTCAATCTATACAGGCTTTGAATATACAGAACTGTGCAGTAGTACAAGTAAATGCATCATGGAACTACAAGAATAGAGTAAGCATAGAAAAACTTGCTGACTTATGTTATGTAGGTGAAATAGATTTGAATAATAAAGCTATAGGTGCAGTCATACAAAAAGAATGGAACATTAAAGTTGTTCCTACTATTATTATCTTGAAAGAAGGTAAAGAAGTTATGAGGTACGAACCTGGTATTAGCATGAGATTTGATGAAGAAGAAGTATTTAATAAGATAAAAAAAGAAATTAAATAATTAGGAAAATAAAAATATAATAATTATATTACAATTAAAAATCGTAGAGAGGAATTAATTATGCCAATAACAACAAAACAACAAAAGCCAGGAAGAAAAGATCCAGTTAAATCTGGATTAATGCAAGCTGGTAAAGCGTTAGGTTATGGAATAGGAGGAGCCGTAGCTACTGGAGCTGCTGTAACTGCAGGACCAGCAATTATAAAAGGTGCTGTGAAAGGTACAATTGCAGGAACAAGGCTTATGTATCAAGCTGGAGCTACAGGCTTCGGTGTTACTAAATTACCAGGTGTTATTTCTCAAATACCAGGAGCTGTGCAAACTGCTGGTAAAGGAGTAGTAAAGGTAGGAAAAAATATAGCTGCAGTACCTGGGAAAGTAAAAGGTGCTGTCGGTAATTTAATAGATATAAAAATAGATACAAAAAATCTAGACTTGGGAACTATATCTGGTAAAAATAAAACTATTTATGGACAACCTGACTTTAAAGTTCCAAAAGATAAATCTCCTTTAAGAGTATATGCTGAGCCTGCAAAACGTACAGTAATTACAGAAACTGTAGAAGATGCTCAACATTTAATTAAAGGAAAACCTAAACGAACAGTTCAACCTAAACTAATAGATGGTCAAAAAATATTTTCAGGTGGCGGTAGTCAGTATACATCTAACAAACCAGTTGACTTGTATAAACCAAATCCTGAAAGTAGAGTAGGCAAGAAACAAAGAAGTTTAATAAAGAAAGCTGAAAGAAAAATAGCTTCTATACAAGCTAGCGATATGGCTGATCCTGTTAAACAACAAAAATCTAATAAAGTATTTTTAGATACTCAAAAAGAATATCAAAAAATAAATAGAAAAGCTGCTTTAAAATCTGGAGTAAGAGAAGCTGTTAAGGAAGCTGATAGAGGAGTTAAGAAAAAAGCAGCACAAAAACTTATAGCTAAAAGTATAGTTAAAGGTGCAGCTAGAGTAATACCAGGTGTAGGAGCTGTGATACTTGCTAAAGACATTTATGATGTTGGAAAGTTTGCTTTAAGTAAACGTAAAAAAAAGTAAGGAGAAACAATGGCTAAAGAAAAAGTCGACCTAAGAAAAGAAGCAGAAAGTAAAATGGAAACATTAGTAGAGCAACATAATGAACTTGCTGGACAAATTCAGGAAGCTAATGCTAGACTAGGAGAAGTAAAACAAATGATCATTGAGCATCAAGGCTATATGAAAGGCTTAGATGCTTGCAACAAAGACTGTGAGGTTAAATAATGGGACCAATATTAGGTAAGTTACTAACTAGTTTAGGAACTGAAAAACTGTTAAAAGCAATCATTCTACATTTAGGTGATTTCTTAGTAGGTAAATCATCAAACAAGTTAGATGATAAACTATGGGCTGAAGTTAAAAAAGCTCTAGATAAAAAATAATAGGAGGTACCATTGAAACTTAAGGAACGTGGTATAATAATACCAGACCAGCATTATCCATTAGATGATAAAGCTGCTGTTAATTGTGTAGTAAAAGCTATACGTAAAATAAAACCAGATGTATTTGTTAATCTTGGGGATGTTGGTGAGTGGGAGTCAGTATCTGCGTGGAAGTACAAAGATAAGAAACTACCACCACTTGAGTTTCAATTACCTATTGTTAATGAAGATATACGATTGGTAAATGAAGGATTAGATGTTTGGGATGAAGTATTGGAAGAAGTTAAATGTAAAAAGAAATATTTACTCCAGGGTAATCACGATCTCTGGTTGGATAATTTTTCTAATAAATATCCCTATCTTAATAATTATAACTTTTTTAAAGCGTGTAAAATAAAAGAAAGAGGTTATAAGTATACTGAATATAATTTACCAATACAAATAGGAAAGCTAACATTCTTTCATGGAGCATTTGCTACGACATATCATGCAAAGAAACATTTAGAAACCTATGGAGAAAATGTAATGTATGGTCATACACATGACTTACAAAGACATACGTTGACTAAGTTAAATGGTAATATAGGTGCTTGGTCATTAGGTTGTTTGAAAGATATGTCACATGAAAATAATAAGTGGCTAAAAGGTAGATTACATAACTGGGCTCATGCATTTGCAATAGTAGACTGGTTTACAAATGGTGAGTTTAAGGTTGAGGTAGTAGAGATAATTGATGGTAAAACATCTTTATGGGGTGAGATAATCGATGGGAATGTATAATACACAGACTGGTGCTGGACAGGAGTTTAATGGAACATCTATTAGCGATAGTAGAAGAAAGTATACCCTTAAGACAAAGTCTAAAAAGAAAGTAAAAAATGTTAATATGAATGACATAACTAGAGGTTCTGTCTTTTGTCATAAGTTGCAAAAACATGCCAAAGTTAATTTATAATATTAATAATTTTAGCGGGGGATTAAATAATAACACTAATCCACGTGATATGAGTGAATCTGAAGCTCAGGTATTACTTAATTTATCTAATGAAATACCAGGTAAATTAGTTGTAGAAGGGCGTAGTGCAGCTCAGAGCATTAGTTCTAATGATGTTACTGCTATAGATGCATTAAACTATGGTAACGGTTTGTTGCATGTAAACTTAGATAGAAACTTTGGATCATCTGGCATAAATGAAACAGAGTATTTATTTATTAATGACAAGACTGATAGTATAGTTCGTATATATGATGTTACTAACAATGCTGCAGAAACTGTTAATATAGATTATGGTAATACTGCATCTTTAGTAGAAATGTATTCAGTGGATGGACAGGTAAGAGTTGTACCTCATTATGGAAATGCAGGTAATACTCCTAAGATATTAGGATATTATAACTTTGATAGAAAGTTAGGTTATACTCAATCTGAAACTACAATTAATAATTCTGTGTCTAATCAGTATGAAGTAAGTGATTTATACATTGCTCCTATTAAAGGTGCAAATGAATATAATTATAAAATAGACGCTTTACATAATAAAATGCAACAGTTTCATCCCGATAATGATTCTGAAATATTTATGTTAGATGTAGATAGTAGTGGCACTTATGCTATGGGAACTAGTACAAATGTAAATAAAGTAGAAGTAACTGCTACAGAAATACACGATTTATTAGATGGGTATAAAAGCGGTGGCAGTGATTATACTACAGATGGACAAGGTTCTATGTCTGTTATAGCATATTTTAGAAATGATGTTAATGCTGATAGTGATTCTAACATTAAACCTCAGTCAGGAAAAAGATATGGATTATGGGCGTCTAAAGTATATAGTAATTATGATTCTGATACTAATAAATCTGAATCTGTTGCTGTATATATAGGAGATGTATATCAACATGTTTCTGTAGATGATGTAAAACAAAAATTATATTTTGGATTAACAGGTAGAATGGGAGATAAAAGTTCTAGATATTCTGGTTTTAAAATATACTATGCTTTAATGGATGGATTTCAAGCAGGTACTACTTTAGATACTTCAACAAATATAGGAATAAAATATTTATTAGCAGAAATAGATTTTGAAAAAGGTTTACGATATGCAGGAAGTGAAACATATCAATCATTATTTCCTTATACATTAGGTGGCGACAAGCAATGGGCTTGGCCTAATAATAGTTGGGCTAGTACAGATAGATTCGTAGGAGATGGGCTAACAGATTTATCTATACAAGAACCCTACATATTAGAAAGTCCTTCTGTTATTGGAGAAGCTAATACAGGATTTAAAACATCTACAATATTAAATAGAAGGGTCTATGCAGGTAATGTACAATACTATGACAAGAAACATAACTTGGTTACTAAATCAGATAGAGTGTTAAAATCGTTACCAAATAAATTTGATTATTTTCCAGAAGAAAGTTTTATAGATGTAGAAGTAGAAGATGGTGATACAATAATTAAATTAGAATCATTAGGTAATAAATTGTTACAGTTTAAACAAAATAAATTATTTATTATTAATGTATCTAGAGATATAGAATATTTAGAAGCTGAGTATGAATATAAAGGTTGTGAAAAAGAATATCATGTAGTTAAAGGAGAAGGTTTTATTGCTTGGTTTAATCAGTATGGAGCATATCTTTACGACGGACAGCAAGTTGTTGATATAAATTTAAGTCAAACAGGACAACCTAAACTAGCTAATTGGTCTTCTGATTATTACCACGATAATAATGTTATAGGTTATTTACCTAAATCAAAAGAATTAGTTATAGTAAATAAAAATACAGACGTATTATTATATGATATAAAATCTGAATCATGGAGACAATCAGATACGTTTGGTAATAGAGATATTACAAATTTAGTAAACTTTAATAATGGAGATTTATATTGGTGGTCATCAATAGCAGGACTAAACAATAATCCAGATACTATAGATCTAGTAAAGTGGAATAAATCACCGCAAGCTAATAGTGGTAATCAAGTAATATATAAATCTAAAGAATTAGATATGGGTAGTCCTACTGCTAATAAAAATTTTAATACTATATATATAAATTATAAAGAAGGTAATAATGTAACGCTTCAAGGCTTTGGAACTAAAAGAGATAATACAGCATTAGCATTAACTGATATAACAACGCTTAGTTCTGGTGGCGATAAAACGACGAAGATTAGCCTTAGCGACACTTTTAATAACTTAGTTAGTTTTGGTATAGCATTGAAACAAACAAGCAGTTTAAATACTAGTTTTGAAATTAACGATATACAAATAGTATATAGAGAAAAGGTAACACGATGAGTAGAATGTATAATAGAGGATTATCATTAATTAAAAAATTACAACAAAAAATAGATGAAACAAAACAACAATATGAAACACCTATAGTTGTATCTACTACTAAGCCAAGCAATAGTGAAGGCGTAGATGGTGATAGAAAAGTAGTACAAGAAGCAACTGGTAATTTTTTATATATTAAAGTTGGAAATAGGTGGATGAAAACTATTTTAGAGGAGGTAGGATAATGGCAACTGAAGCACAAACACATATGGCTACATTTTATGCAGCTAATGAAAGAGATAAAATTAAAAAAGAAAATCGTGCTGTATTTGGAGATCTTTATGTAGGTGGAGCAGCTGGAGCGATTGCAGATGTTTCAGCAGCTGTAGGCGGTGGTACATCATTGTTAAATTTTGCTAAAGCAGGAGCTAATGTTTTAGATACAAGACCTTTTAATGTAAAGGTAGAAGACCAATTAAAAAAATATAAAGATATGTATGGCGGAGCTTTTGTTAAACAGCTAGAAAAAAAATTAGAACAAACAATGTTAGATGCTTTGTTTTTACCTAGCGATGATTACAGAAAATTTGGACTATTTAATGATGAGGTAACTTTATAATGATAATACCAAAAGAAATTAGTTTTAGACAAAAACTATATGACCATATCAAGTTACGTGAAGGATATAAAAATGTAGTGTATTTAGATACATTAGGTAAACCTACTGGTGGTATAGGGCATTTGTTATTACCAGAAGAAAAAAAATTATATCCTGTAGGTTGCATGTTAAAAGAATCTATAATAAAAGAATGGTATGATAGCGATATACAAAAATCATTAGATGCTTGCAATGAACAATGTAAGATATTAAATATATTTGATACAGATTTTAAAATAGCATTGACATCTGTAAACTTTCAACTTGGTACTAAATGGTTTAGAAAGTTTCCATCTGCATGGAAAGCGTTGTGTCATAAAGAATATGACAAAGCAATAGATGAAATTTTATATGCTGATAAAGAAGAAGGAAGATATTCTAGGTGGTATAAACAAACACCAGTAAGAGTAAAAGATTTTATAGAGGCAATAGAAAATATTAAGGAGAGTGACTAATGGCTCAAGATAAAAAGAAAAAAACACAACAAACTATGACTGACCCTACGTTAGAAGGCACAGGTCAGCCTGGTGAGTTAGCAAACACTCCTGTTGTACGAAGCGATTTGCAAGATCCAACATTGTTAGGCACAGGACAACCTGGTGAATTGTATGGAACGCCTACAGTAGCTGATCCTGAATTTGCATATGCTATGAAACAAGCTCAGTTAAATAGCAGAATAAAAGCAGGTTCCAGGTTAAATTTATTAGATGTTTTATGGGATATGAATTTAGGAATAAGTCCATTTCAAAATGCAAAAAGTTTAATGAATAAGTTAACAAAGAGAGGTGAGTAATGCCAGATCCGTTTAGACCTGGACAAGGTATGTTAAGAAATTACGGTGCTTCTGGAGGCACAAGCTTTGGTTCTTATGGAGGAAATTATATGAACATGGGGGTTATGGGGGGTGTTACAAGTAATATTCCTGGCTTACCACCACAAAATATAATGGCACCAAATTTTGATGCTATGGCAGCTCAGTTACCGCAAACAAGTCCTAGTGGATTACTTGCAGCTGCTGGTAAGGTAGGAGGTTTTTTAACAAAAGCAGCACCAGCAATAGGAGTAATAGGTGCTATAGCAGGATTTGTTGGTAGTATTAGTGCTAGAAGAAGAGCTAGAAGAGAAGCTAGAAGACGTAAAAAACGTGCTATACAAACAGAAAATATGTTGATAGGTGCAGCAGAAAATGTTGTAAAAGATATTGCTGTGCAAAAAGGGTTTGCAGATAGAGCATTTGCAACACAACAAGAATCAGCTGTTACAGATTATCAAGATGCAATTGAACAAGGCAATGTTCAAATAGGAAGAACAGGATTAGCTGGCAGTGGTGCTGGGCAAAGAGCTTTAGGAAGAACAGAAAGAGCTTTTGAAATATCTCAAGGCCGTTCTGCATTTGCTCGTGATTCAGAAGCATATCAATTAGAACAACAAGAGTTATCTAGATTAAGAGATATACAAGGTAATTTATTAGAACTATCTGCTTATTCTGGTAGAAATATTAATATATTAAATATGATGGGGAGAGGATAATGTCTTATTCAGAAGATGTAGCAAAAAGTTTATTATTATTATCTGAGAGTGCTAAAGGTTTAGCAGAAACAACTGGAGAAGAAAATAAAGAGGCTGGAGAAATAGCAAAACAATTAGTAGTAGATATGAATGCTGCGAACTTACAATCAAAAATAAGTATTTTTAGCAAGCTTATGGACAGACAATTGAAAACAGAAGAAGATGCTGGTGTAGTTTATACAGAAGTACTTAAGAATAGATTTGAAGCTGGTACTATGGATGAAGGTCCAGCAAAAATTGCAGCAGAAGCAGAAGGAGGAGTTGGACCTTTAGGAGGTGCTGGAATATTTAGTGGAGGTAGTCCTAGACAAATTAGAAAAGCTTTTGCTTCTAATTTAAAACTACAAGAAGAAGCATTGATAAAAAATCAAACAGCTTATAATAGTTTATTAGCTAAAATACCTATATTAGGAGAAGATCATTATAGCGTTGTAGAAGCTAGAGGTCAGCTAGAGCAACAAAAACAAAACATGTTAGATGCTATAGCATTAGTAGAAAATGTTGGTCAGTTTAGAGATGATAAAGGACCGTTTGCTAAAGTAGCTACTGAAATACAGGGAGTATTTTTCGATAATGAAAGAGAGCTAATGGAAAGAGCTAAGCAATACGTAAATGATATTGATTCTTTATTAAGTGGAATAAAGTAAAGTGACTTTAAAAAATCCTACATTAGTACAATTAGATTCATTAGTACGTCAAAAAATAATTGAACCTCAAGAATATTTTAATCGTCTTGAGCTAGCTTATCGTACTAATCCTTCTGCTTTTACCGAAGAAGAAGTAGATTATATTGAAAGACAATTTAAAAAAGTAGATATAAAATTTAATAGAGATATGGAAGTAGCAGATGCTAATCTATTATCTACTATGAATCAATTTACTAGTGGTCTTGTAGAAGGTTTTACTACATTAGGATGGGCTGAAGACCCTGATACTACAGTAGAATCTATAGCAAATAAGTTTGGACATTTAATTGGTTTTGCTCCAGACGTAGTTGCATCTTTCTTTTCTATGGGACAGTATGTACCTATAGCCGCTGCTAAACGTGCAGGACTTACAGGTCAAAGGTTAACTCGTGCAGCATTAAGTTCTGCAGCAGATAAAGCTCCAGGTTTTATACGTAAAGAAATAGGACCTAAAACATTTACATTACAATCAATACCAATGAAAGTTGCTGACTATGTAATGGAACAATCTAAAGAATATTTAGGTGCTGCTACATTAACAACTAGCGGTTATTTATCTAGAGGTATATTTAAAAGTGCTAAGTTTAGAAATATTGCAGAACAAGGATTGCATTTAGGAGTAGCTTTAGGTGTATCTTCTTGGAAAGAAGGTGGTAAAGGTATGCTTGATTCTGCATTGCATGGAGCTGCAGCTGGTGCATTATTTGGTGGTATAGGTAATTATGTTAATGTAGGTAGATTATTAGCTAATCCTAAAACTAGAAAAGCAGGAGAAAGAATTATAAGAGATGTTGCTTCACAAGTATCTAAAGATGCAAGACAAACAGAAGCAGTAAACATGTTAATAAAAGGTACGTTAGGTTCTGTAGCACAAGGTGGTATGGCTACACGACAAGGTTTACCAGTTGCAGAACAAGTGTATGAATATTTATTAGGTGCTTTCTTTGGTGCTACTGCACGTTCAGCTGGTTTTGCAGACAGAACTAAGTTCATTATGAAGAATGATTATAAAAATTATGAACTAGGTATGACTGAAAAACAAGCAATAGAAGTAGCAAGAAAAGATGCTGACTTTCAAAAGCTTTCTAAATCTGATCAACAATATATAGAAAATTATATAGCTAAAGTAGTAGTAGAGAAATACAATACTCACGCTCCTATTATGGCTAACCTTCAACAAATACCTGAAATAAACGAAGCATTAACAGAACTTGGTATTGACCCTAAGACTATAACCAAGAAGCAGTTTGAACAGGTAATGCAAAAAGCAAAAGAAAAAGATGCTAATAAAGATTTAAAAGAAACAGATGGAGTAGAATTAGAACCAGCTACTAGACCTGCTGAAGAAAGAGGCCCAGCTACTAGACCAGGAGAGCAAAGAGGTCCAGCCACTAGGCCAGCGGAGGAAGTCGTAGAAAGACGTACATCTGAAGCAAATAAAGATACTGTCTTAGAGTCTGCATTGAAAGATAAAATAGATGTAAACTTGTCTGAAATGATTGAAATGACATTGAATCGTGACATGAACGAACCAATGTATGCTATTAAGAATAGAGACTTAGAATTAATTGCTGATGAAATTAGAACTTATAGCATAGGTAAATCAAATGATGCTATTAATTTAGAGCTAGCAAAAATAGCTAAAGAAACAAATTATGATTTGCAACAAACTATTGCTAAAATTAGAAAAACATATCCAGAATTACCTAGTACATTTTTTCGTGATGTAGGTGGTAACGTTAACAGACTTGGAAGCTATTTAAAACTAAAAAAACATTTTAATAAAAAAACAGATTGGGAAATAGATTTAAGTGCAGACGTTATAGAAATAAGACCTGTGCCAGAAAGAGATATAAATGGAGATATATTAGGAGGAGATAGACCTAATAGTAAATATAATAAAACATTTCCAGCAACACCAGAACCTGTTAGACTAGTTATTAGAAAAGCAGTAGATGAAGCTGGTTTTACTAAGATGGGTATTGGTGGTAAAGAACGTATAACAAAATACAGAAGATCAAACGGTGGTCCATTAGATTATAAAAATTTACCAGCTGAACAAGTAAAAACAAATAACACTGTACCTAAAGAACAATTTACTACAGATGTAAAAGTTAGATTAAAAAAATCTTTACGTGAAAAAGGTATGTATATATACGGTGGTAGTAAAGATAATGGTACATTGTTAATACATAGATATCCCGTTAGCGAAACTTCTGGACAAAAAAACTTTTTTAATAAAACAGCTAGAGATAAATTTTTTAATAGGTTAGAAAATGAATTAGGTTTAACTCTATCTAATAAAAATAAAGAAACATTTTCTAATATATATTATCTTATGGTTGAGTCTGGATATTTAGACCCTGCACTACCATTTACTGGAGAAGCATCATCTACTAGACTTATTAAAGCAGTAAAAGAATATTTAAAAGAACCTTTATATGCTAACGTTCAAAAATTTAATAAGTATTCTAATTTAGCTCAAGGTGCTGACATACCATTAGAAGCAGCTGACTATGTAAATTTATTAAAAGCAGACCCTGCTAAAAATAGACAAGAAGGTTTGTTTAATATGATAATGGTAAAAGATTTTGAAGACCCAATGTTTAATAATTCAGAGTCGGGTACAGATGCTGCTGTTATAGCTAGTTATAAAGCATTTGATACTATACAAACAAAAAACTTTAGACCTGCTGATAATGGATTTTTAAAACTAGTAGGATATAAAGGACCAGAATATGGTAGTAATCCAGTAGGTAACATATTATTAAAGACTGGTACATTTAGAGCAACCAAAGCACAGAATGATTTTATGGAAGCTAATGGTATAGATTTTATTGTACCAAGTACAGCAGCTAAAACACAGCTAGGATTAAAACTGCATACATTAGACTACACTGTAAAAGATGGTTGGAAAAGTATTGATGTATTAAAACCTTTTACTATGAGACCTGATGAATTGTATATTAATATGGGAGTATATGAAAATGCTACAGCAAAACTAAATCAACCTGCTCCGTTTCAAAAACAAATACTTGATAAAATTAATAGAGATCAATTAGGTAGAACATTATCTAGAGAATTAGTAGAAGATTATAGAACTGTAGCTACAGAATCTTTAAATGGTAATGCAAATGAAACAGCTAAGTTTAATCAAATGATAAAAGATATAAACATTGGAGCAGTAAAAGATGTTGACAGTTACAAGTTTGATATAAATGATATACATATAAACTCTATTAACGAAGTAATAAGTAATGATATTACAAGTCCATTAGCAATAGCAACAATAAAAAAAATATTAAATAGAGGTAGAGAAGATTATAGAGAGTTAATGTTTAATACTACAGATGATGTAGCTAGCAAGCTTATGAACTTAGAAGTATATGAAATACCTGATTTAGTAAACAAGCTAGATTATGACCCTGGTATTTTATTGCAACCACAAATTAAAAAATTTATTGATAAAGCATTAATTAGATATAGAACTAGTAGAGTTGTACAGCCACTAATTAAATATAGTACTACTGGTAAGTTAGGTCCTAGAGATATAGAAACATATATTACACATCCAGAATTAAATGATACTACATTTATGTTGGGTAGAGATTTTAGAGATTATGAAATAAAATTAGACTCTAAGTTTGGTGGTAAAGATGGTGTTATGACATTGTCTGAAGCATTTAAAAAATCTAAAGATACAAAAAATTATACAGCATCTGAAATATCAGAGATAAAAGAATCTATTAATTTTTTATTAGTTCGTTCTCCTAACAGTAGTAATGGCGGTGTAAGAGTCTTGGAGTTTGCAGGTTTTGTAGATAGAAAAGGATATGGTGTATACACTACATCAAAGAATGATTATTATTTAGGTGGTGCAGATAAAGATGCTGACTCTGTTTCTATCTATCAAAATATGCCTAAAAGTTTTAAAGAAGCATTTAGAAAGTATGATAATGAATTTGATTTAGGTGGTGGAGTATTATATAATTTTGAAACACCAAGTAAAACATTTGAAAAGTTTGTTAAAGAAGCAGACAAAGTAGTGAACCCTAAAAAAGATTTTGCAGAGTTAGTTGATGTTGACAGTAGAATTGAAGTAGCTAGAATGGCAAGACGTGGTAAACAACAAATGGGTATTATTGTTGATGCTATGACACGTATGCAAAACATTGCAGATGTAATACAAAGACGTGGCGGTGTATTTGAAAGTAGTGTTTATGGACTTGATACAGCAAAAGGAAGCAATGATAAACTACCTGAAAGAGTTTCTATTACATTGAAAGATAGTTTACCAGGATTAAAAGGAAAACTAACTACACAACAAGTAGTAAAGCAACTACAGTTAGATAGTGTAAATCTTGTAAACTTAATGGCTGACTCGGCTAACTTTAAAGAAATAGGATTTTATAATTCTATATTAAATCAAATGTGGAATAGTTATTTTAAAATAAAACAGATATCAGGACTAAACAATGAGATTACATATTTAGATACAAGCGGTAAAAAACAAACTTATAATATTGGTAGTGAAAGAATCATTGGTAAAAAAGGTGATATGAGATCAATAGCATTTGATAGAAATTATTTTAAAGACACTGACCATATATATGCATTAAGATTAATTGAAAATGTACATAGAGATTTTTATAAATTAGGTAAAGATTCTATTAAAAGAGTAGAGCATTATGATAAACTAGCAGAAGATTATTTGTTTGAAATGGGTACAGATATACCGTTTTATTACAATATAGCTGAAGCTGTGCGTATGACTCCTGACTTTTATTTAGACCCTTATAAGTTTTATTTTAATAATGCTGCATCTAAAAACTTAGAGCTATCTAATATAGGCCCTATTGAAGTAGTTAAACTACAAATTAAAAAACTCAGAGAGTTAATTAAGTCTGATAAAATGTTTAAAAGATTTGGTATGAGAGATTTTTGGAACAGTCATATTGAAACAGAAGCAGACTTAACTAGATTAATTAATGATCCATACTTTATGCACGAAAAAAATATGGACTATCAAGGTATATTTTTTAGCTTACAAAAATCAAAAGACTTTATTAGAGAGTCTAATGCTTTAGGTGTCCCTATGGATAAAGCAGAAAGTATTGTAAGAGATGTTATGGATACAACCTATAATATTAAATCATACTTTTTTACCGAAGTAAAACTTCGTGGATTAGGTAATATGCAAAATGAAAAAGTTGTAACACCAGAAATTATGAACAGTATTATATTAAGACTAAAAGATAAATATAAGAATGCATATAAGCCTGAAACATATGAAAAAATAGAAGAGATGATAGATTACTGGTTAATGACAAGAGATTTTAGAGAGCCTACTACTGACTTATTAAAACAACAAGAAAAAGATTTTATGGCTATGAATGATAAGTTATCTAAAGAGTTAGAGTTTCATTCACAAAGTCAAAACTGGAATGGTAGAAGTGAAAAGATAGAAAAATTATTATCAAGAAAATCTATGGCTTATGGAAAGTTAAGACCAACACTTGACTTTGCTTATAAGTCTTTAGTTATTAGCAATAAAAATAGAGAATCTTTTTTCAAAGGACAGTATAAATTATTGCAAGAAATTACAGAAAATATTACAGAGCAAGTAAAACTACCAGAAAAAGCAGTTAATCTTAAAAAGTTTATAAAAGAAAATATTCCATTTGATGATACAGTAGAAATACCAGATAATTTTGATACTTCTAATAGTAGAACATTTAAAAAGACTACAGAAATAGACCCAGATAACGGTCGTACTGTAGAGTTTATAACGCCTGAACAAGCTAGATATAATGAAACATATCCTAATAATATAAATGTAAGAGATGATAAAAATGTTTCATATAAAGTTAAACAAAATGAAAGATTTAAAAAAGATACACAAAGTTCTATTGATAATGTACAAACTACAAATGAAATATTAAACGAAATATTACCACAATTTGATTGGTTGTCTGTAAAATTAAAACCAAATAAACTAGTTACAGATGAAGCACAAGTACAAATAGATAGAACAAGAAGTATTTTAAGAAAAAATCCTGCTGCTATATCTAGATTTGAAGAGTTCTTTATTGACTTAACATTTAGACTAGAAGGTATTGGTAGAAGATTGTCTACAATAAATGTAAAAGATTTAGAAATTTTAAACAATGCACTAGAAGAAAGATTTAGTTCTAAAAGTATTATACAAAAACTATCTAAAAAAGATAGACCTGGCTGGATAGATCAGATGTTAAACTATAAAGTGATTGGTAAAAAGCTAGAAAAATTTGAAGAAACAGAATATTTAAAACCTGCAGTACCAGTTATAGATAAGTACGGTCAACAAAAACCTAAGCAATTAAATATTATATTACCTACTAGTACATTAGAATATGGTAGAAAAAGAATAGATAAGTTTGATACACTACAAAAACTAATGAGCTCTGGTATTGAAACACAACATAATGGATATTATAATTTTTTAAATATAGACAATGCTAATTTAACTAAGTATAGAAACTTGTTAATAGAACATGCTTGGAATGTTAACGAATATCAAAATGGTAAGTATCCATCTAATGAAAGATTACAATCTGCTAAAGATAGAATTAAAGAAGCTTACTTAGACAGTGAAGGTCAAATAAAAAAGTTAGGAGATATGAAGTTTCCATGGCCAACTTCTGGTAAATCAGAAATGATTACTGCTACAGAATATACTAAACGTTTAGCTGATATGTATGCAAAAGATTTTAAACAAATCAATGAAGGATATATTAAAAGTAATTGGGAAAATATTGAAAAGTTTTTAAAGAAACAAAAGATTACAAGAGACTTATATAGCCCTGTGGTAAATACAGATTTAAATGTACAAACTTATAAGAAGAGTGCAAGGTATGCAACAGATCAAATGGAACGTATGTTCTTAGATAAAAATGGTATTATAAGAGAAAACTTAGTTAACTTGATATTTAAAAACTTTGACTTTCAAGGTGTACCAAATAGAAAATCTTTGAATGATTTGTTTAGTATTAATGATTTCTTTTTTATTAAATACCATATGCAAGTTAAAGATAGGTTTGAGTTTGCTTATCCTGAAATTAATTTAGATAAACCTTTAAAACCTGCTGATCAAGCTATTGTAAAAAGATTTGTTAACAAAGAAATGAGCAAGAAAAGTTATGCAGACCATATTGTAGGTGACGTATATAGAGGTTATATGCCTCGTATGGGTCAGTTTGATATTGAAGCTAACATACCTAAGATACAAAAGTTTATGGCTGAACGTATTAATAGAAAAGTAGAAGAAGTAAGTAAGCCAGGTAATCAAAACAAACTACCACTAGATTTACGTATGGCTGTTGAGTTTGGAGAAATGCCATTAAATCAGGCTATTAAAATTTACAAAGATCAACTTACTGCAAGATTTAATAGACAAGCAACTAATGATATAAGTGATGGTGGATATGAAGTTGAAGCACAGGTAAGAGATTTATTTACAAGAAGTAACTACAAAGGTTACGTTGGTGAATACACTGCAAGCATGTTGAAGAACAGAGGTGATGAGTTTATACCTTTCTATAAAAAAGATTTAGATGTAATTAAAAGATATAAACAATCACTTATTAAATCTCACTTAACTAACTTAGCAGGATTTAGTTCTGAGTTATTGTTAAGAAGATTTGATAAGGTAAATAAAAAAGAAACCTTTGCTGAAAACTGGTCAAGATTTATGCGTGATGCTTTTACTAATATGATTGGTATGTCTAATTATAGAGCGTTAAATATACATGGTATAGAAAAGAAAGACCAAGGTTTATATAATAGATATATTAAAAATGGATTGTCTACTAAAGGTATGATGTTAACCAATGCACAAAGAGAAAAAATACTAGACTTTGGTATTGCAATACGTGTTAACGGTGCAGAAAAAGAACAAATATTATTAAGAAATACTAGTAAAGATGGTGTCAATCTTAAAAAAGCTAAGCAAGAATTAAGAGATTTACAAATGACAAGAGCTAAAAAACTTGTTAAAGATATAAATGTAACAGGTAAATATGGATCATTGTATCATGCAACTAGTGATGAAAAAGCTGTAAGCATATTTAAAGGCATTAATACTTTGTTTGGTGGTAAATTGTTTGGTGAATTACCAAAGGTAGATAAAGCAACAGGTGTTGGAGAGTCTGAATATCGTAACGCTGTATTAAAACGTGTAAGAGATTTAAGTGATTTAGAAGGACAGTTTGAGTTAATATCATTATTGTCACACCCTAAGACTGCTATAACAAACATGTATGGTGGTACAGTTAATACCATATCTGATGTAGGTTGGTCTTCATTTAGAAAAGCTAATAGTACAAAAGATGTTTTAAGTATGCTGCAATCTATGAATGCTGAGTTTGAGTTTACTAATCCTAGTACAGGTAAAAAAGAAAAAAGAGGTTTTGAATCTAGAACAGATATTGATGCATGGCTAGAGTCTTTAGGTGTATATGACCAGATGTTCTTAGACATGGTATCTTTAGATAGAAACTTTGCAAAGAAAAATGTACAAGATTTTGCACAACAGTTTGTAATACGTATGAATAAAAGCTTAGCAAAAGACCCAGGTACTATGAGTAAAGCTGCTTATGAACAGTTACAAAAACGTACAATGAAAGAACTAGCAAGAGATTTAAATATTAAACAACCTTTTATTGAAGCTGGTGCACTTCCTATGAAATGGTCTGAACGTAAACTACGTGGTACTGCATTCTTAGCTAACTATATAAACTTAAGAGAGAATGTATTGGGCCCAATAAAAGATCAGATGCCATACGATAGTCCAGTATTAATTAACTATGCATTGAAAGGTGTTCAAGCATCACAGTTTATGTATCAGGCTACATTTAGACCTAACTTTGCTAATACATCATTAGGTCGTGTATTGACTAGATTCCAACCATATGCATGGAATAGTATTGGTAGACGTATGAACTTATATAAAGATGCAAGACAAGCTGATTGGAATAGAGAAGTATTAGCTAGCAAAAAATTTCAAAGACAATTTACTTTTGATTTAATGAGTCTAGCATTAGCTAATATATTTGTTGCTAGTATATTTGAATACGCTTTATCTCCCCCTATGAATTGGATGCAAGATACTGCTGCATTACTTTTTGGTGATAAAAATGCAAGAGATAGAGCTTTCTTTAGTTCTTATCCACATCCTGTACTTGCTCCTTTGCAAATAGTAACTCCTCCTATTGGTAGATTTGTATTGCAACCAATTACTGCTATACTAAATCAAGACTGGCAAACATTTACTGACTACACTTTGTATAGTTACTTTCCATATGGTAGATTGTTTAGAGACGCACAAAGAACTTACGATAGTCCAGCTATGGCACCAGATTATTTAACTGGATTTCCATTACATAGATTACATGACATAAGAAGAACTCAAATAGAAGAAGATGAATCTGAAGAACTATTACCAGACTTTTCTTTATGGGAAGATGAGGAATAGCCTTCTTTCTTTCGGTGGCTGATATTCTTCTTCTCCCCTTCTTTATCGCCTTCTCTTAAAAATTCTTTGGCCTACGTATCTATCTTAATATATGAGCCTAACCAATTAGTTTACGAAAGATACATATAGCAACTAGTAAGGGTGAACAGGGTTAAATACCTGCAACAGTCCTTTTAACTGCTATTATGTAGGCCAAAAGATTGGGTAGGAGAAAATTAGTAAAACTCCTACCCGTCATATAGGAGTATATGATATGAAATACTATAGTTCGTTTACACGATCTAATAATTCTTCGAGTATAATCATTTCTTGTTTAGATACAAATGGTGCTTTTTTATAATTGACTAAAGCTGCTTTAACTAACAATACTTCAGCTGGATTATAAAATACCAATGTCATTTCGTTTTCACTCATTCGTAACCCCCGCTTTGATTGACATAGCCATCAGTACTATCTACATTATCTTCGCTTTTTCTAATTGTTTCATTATGTTTACTATTTTCAATAGCAATAATTAATTTACTTGCTAATTTAATAATAGCTACCGCATCATCTTTATTTATTTCTATCTTCGGCATTACTGTCCCTTTCTATTTTAATTAATCTTAACCATTCATTTAGTGGTATTACTACCAACGCTTGTTTTCTATCCATTCTGGTAACAACTACATCTACATCATCACCATGGTTTTCTGGATATAACCATTCAGCTATTTTTTTTCTACGCTTAGCTTGTACACAATAATCTTCTACTATGACATCAACTACTTCAGACTTTCCTAATGACCTACCATCAGAAGCATAGGCTCTCTTGCTTGAGAGCCCTACTTCTTTAGCTGCATTAACAACTTCTCTTTCAAGGTTGTTGCCACGAACTTTGTTTCTATGCGTCATAAGTTTTATTTAACATAGTTGTATCCCATCTTCTAAAAGTCAGGTGTAATTGTTGATTACCTACTCCTATCAAGATACCTCTATGTATACCCATGTTTCTAGTAACATACCAACCAATATCAAATACATTAAAAAATCTGATCTTAGTTGTAATGTTGTTACGATCATTATGATGTTTTATTTTTTTTATCATTCAACTTCCTTTCAAAGTTCTATTCGTTTAAATGTCATTGTTTCAGGGTGAAACTCTGTAACAAATTCTAACTTACCGTCATCTCTTGATTTCTCAGACATAACAGTTCTATAAATTTCGTTACGATTACCTTTTAAAACAATAACTTTATCTGCTTTTTGTACTACATTTGACGAACCTTTTAAAGAGTGTAACCCAACTGTACCTTGTGAAGCACTAGCTTTATTCAAGTGGTGTATAGCAAATATCAAAGTATTATTACGTTGTGCTATTTGTTTCAATGCATCTATAACAACATTTTGTTTTTGTATTTCACCATCAAATCTATCTACTTGCATCTCATCAGTAGTATCTACTACTAATATATTAGGTTCATATTGCGCTACTACTTTCTTTACAGCTTCAATCTCTGGTGCTATTACCATTATTTTAATATGGTCTAACAAATCTTTTACAGAAAAATCTGGATTACTCTTGTATTGGTTCATTACCCAATCACTAGATTGTTCCTTAATTATCTGTGCAAATCGTCTCCATATTAATATTTCATTCATTTCTAATGATAGAAACAAAGTATCTTTTTTAGATTTAGCTACAAGATTTTGTACAAATGCAGTCTTACCCATACCAGTATCACCACTGAAGACTACTAATTCACCAGGTTTAAACAAGTAATCTGGTCCTCCAGGAAATACATCTTGAATATTAATACTGCGTTTAGTAAAGTCTTTCTGTATATATTCTTTGAATGTATCTTCTAATGAATCAACATCTCGAATATCTAATACATAATCTTTACGTTTAAAGTGTATACATTTAGGATCACAATACTCCATAAGTATTGCATCATCACATCCGTAAATGTACTGGTTGTCGTACACATTCATAACAGTACGTTCTATTTCATTTGTATCTAGCTCACCTTGTGACCACTTAATCATTCCGTTTAACGTAACAATAAATGGTATTCCAGCTCGCTTCCATGAGCTTACCATACGCATCATATTTTTATTGCGTGAACCTTGTGTAGGTCCTTCATTAAATATATGTTGCACACATGTAACTACTGAATTAGTATCTCCAGTACGCATGGGTGTAAGGCTAGCACTATTGCTAGGGCTAGCTATAATAGAAGTTTGTAAGTATGGTTCTATAACAACATCTTCTGAGTTTAATGTTGCATAAAAATTAGGTTTACTTGCTGTATACTTATTGTATGCTGTTTTTGATTTAGCATACTTGCATACATCATCATAAGATATTGTCCATATATCTTCTAATGGTATCCAAACTTTATACAAATTAGTTTTAGTATTCAAAGACCATTTTGATCTAATGATTCTAGTCTTATCATATATATTATCACCAAAACTAAAATGTTCACTTAAAGTTGCCTTAACTTTTGTATGTAGGTTTTTATTAGGTTGAAACCCAAATACATTAAGTAACTCAATATGATAGCCAGTACCACTAAACCAAACATTGACGTGCCTACTATCAATACCAAAATCAAACAACTCATTACAAACATGTTTGAGATAATTTTGTAGATTTTCTCCATCTATATCTCCTTTATCCAAGTCTATAATTAATCTATCTGGATACACTAAACCGTTATATCCCTTAACACTTTTATTAGCTATGACATGTGCTTGTAATGTATTATCAAACATATAGTAAGACCTATACATTTCTTTTTTAAAAGTGTTTTGTTCTTCTAGTTTCAGGTATTGTTCATACGTAACTAATTTATTACGTTGATTAACATTACCTTGAACTACTTCTACTATCCTATTTTCCATCCCTTTACTTTCCCATTGTTATGTTCAACCTCTTCAAGTGTTATGCCATGTGCATCTAAAGTATTACTTTCACGTATCTTTCTAAATGCTCTAGCATAAGTACTTGCTGTATGTATTTTTTGATGAGCAAGCCTACCATATGTAGGTAGACTACTCTCTAAATCGTAACTCCAAAACACATCTGTGTTTGCTTTCTTAGATTTAATCCAAGCTATTACGATATCTGAAGCTGTCATTAAAACGGTGCTTCACTTCCAGCAAATACTTCTTTTGCTTGTTCAACATACTCGGTTTCTTCTTGAGATGGTATACCTTTATCGTAGTCTTTAGGATAGCCTTTCTTTAATTGTTGATTAAAACGTGACTCAAGCTGTTCTTTAGTTTCTGGACTTGAAACTACACCCCAAGTTTGTCTTTTGTATTTACCTGTTGATTTGTAGGTAATACATGAGACTTTCTTATCAGTTAAAGAATCAAGTGATTTAGTATCTAAAACACCATTATCACTTACATTCAGATCACATTTTGTTGCAACAAACAAAGTATTCAAGTCATCTGGATAAGATAAACCTGTTACAACTCCGTTTGTATCTTTGTCAAATTTCTGGTTTACAAAGCAAGTATAAGTATATCCATTATTATCATCTTCTAATAACAATTTCAAACTTAAGTCTGCGTATTGTGAATCCATAACTTGAACATCTGTTATAGTACAATCATTAACAAAATAGTTTTTAAGTGTTTTGCTAGCGTTACTATATTTAGTACCTGTTATAGCCATATTATGCATCCTCCATGCGGTTGTCGTTTATATAATCTTGAGTCTTTTCTGCTATTGCATCATTCATCATATCATTATGTGTATCACAATGTTCTTGAACTACATCAATAACTTTACTCGTATTGATCTTTTGATATCCATACTCACCGTCATCCAATGGTAGTCTTAATAATATAAACTCACCAAAGTCATTTGATATTGTTTGGATATCGCCTTGTTTTAAACCTGAGATTCTATGCTCACTTGGCATTCGTTTTTTCTTCACTTTTGCCCTCCTTAATCATTTGATTAAAGTATTGTGTTGTAGCATTAACTCTAAGTTTAGTATCAAAGTATCCAGCACTACGCTGTTCATGATACTTTTTCAACATTGCTTCATCTAAAAACGGTGTAGCTTTTTTGAAATTAGCATCTAACTCTTCTAACATTTTAGTAGTTACATGTGATTTCTTTTGTGCAGCTTTTGCATTATCAACTTCTTCTTTGGAAGCTATTGCATATCCACCACCATAGCCAGCAAAAGCTAATGCTCTACCAGCTGCTGATGTTTCACAGTTTTCTAGTGCTGATGTTTTGTTAACAAACCCTGTATTGTCACGCTCAGCTGCATGACCTACGTAAAACCAATCAGGTTTGTTTGCTTTGTCAGGATATACTGTTGACCTAACCATATATTCATTACATCTTTCACCTGTAGGTGTATCAGTTATGCTATTAACAGATACTAACATATTATCTATTGTTGCTTCAGGGAATTCAGTTAGAAATGCTTCTATACGGTCTTTGACTTCAGTATAGTTTTTACCTTTGAACTTCATATTCAATTGCCTTTCATTTACTTTTATTATTAACTCTATTGAGCCTTGTAATATACTAAATAGTATTTACTTTTACAAGTCTTTTTCATAAACAAACTCACCATAATCACCACAACCATGACAGTATGCAACCCATATATCACCAAATTCTTCAGCATGTCCTGCTGGGTTTGAACCTGTATTACATATTGTACATACTAACAATCCTGGATCATCTTCTATTTGTTTTATTGAATCATCAACTTCTTTAAGTTTTTCTGATAGTTCTTTATATTTATTACTGAAGATGATATTATTAGGATTTAATTTACCCTCATGTTTTATTGACCATGTTGTGTCTTTTTTATTTGACATAACTTTCCTTTCATTATTAGATGTGGCGACTTCTGAGATAGATAGTGGATATAGAGAGGTATATAGCCGCCACACCAGTTTTATTACGTATTAAATCCTTCAGAATTTAGTAACATATTAGGAAAATTAAAAGAGAATCTTGATTGATATGGTTCTCCATTAATAACTTTCTTAATAGAATTACATATGAAACTACCAGACATATTACTGCAATAGCTTGTAGCCTTTGCATTGCATGGTGCTTCACTACCCTCATCATCTGAATACCAAGTAGCCATATACTGCTTGATAGTAGGATTCTTAAAAGTATACTGTTGATAATGTTCTGCACCCATACGACCATCTATCAATAGATATGGTCTTTTCTTTTGCAATACTCTTCTAACAGCATACTCTCTTGCATTCATTGAATCAAAACCTAAAACAATAATATCACTATCTGTACATTCATGTTCTAAAAACTCTTCGTTAAATGCTGTAATACTAGCTGAAGGATTAATATCCTCCAACATATCTTTCAATGCTGCAACTTTAGATCTTCCTAGATCTTTATGTCCGTACATTGATACGCCAATATTTTCTGTATTGACTTCATCATAATCATATAACTTGATATTATCACCACCCATTCTAACTATCTGAGTAGCTGCGGCACTACCAATAGCACCGCAACCAAGGATATGATAAGTATGATTATTCAGACCATCTACAATGGCACTGTATCTTGTTCCTATCATTTGAACTTCTCCCATGCTTTATTATATTGATGTAATTCTAGAATAGCTTCTTCATCAAAAGGTAAACCAACACGATGTATATAACTTTCTGCTTCTGCAAAATGTATTACTGTGTCAATATTTTCTTCTGATACTATACCAACTCTAAGTTGACTACCATCTTTTTCTAGACTTTTGTTTAGCTTTCTAACTTTTGATTTATACTTTTTGTAATCATCATTACTAGATATATAATCTAACAATATGTTATCTAATTTAGCTTCTAAGTTAACTAGCTCAGTGTCTTGAGACTTAGTATCTAAGGCAAGAACTGTTTGCATTTTGTCTGGGTACGATAAACCATATCCACCATATTCATACTTAGATCTACCTGTTTTAACTATACTAACAGGTTTAGGCTTACTGCACAGAGACTCAACATCATTGATAATATATTTAGGTATATCATCTTTACCTTGTATTTCAATCGCAACATCTACATGTACTTCTACAGGTTCCCAGATGCTAACCCTAAACAAATATTCTTCTTTAAGGTTAACAACTAGACTAAAAGATACATCACTATGTCTTGATTGTTGAATAGCATTTAAGTCTGTACCAGACCAAAAAGCACTCATAGTATGATGACTATGCCACCAACAAAAGTATACATCTGTACCATGTTGCATTGCTGCTTTCTGTTGATACTTTGCAAGTGCTTCTTTCTTTATCACGGTATTACCTGCTGATATTTCTTGTTCTAATATCACTGGCTCTTTTATGATAAACTCATCATCTTCTTTAATTACTACCATATAACCACCTATCTCAGAACCATGCTCATCCCAAGCATACTTTGAGTAATTGATTACTTTATTCCAATCATTCTTACTAATCTTGAACGACATTTCTCATTCTCCTCTCCCAGTTATAAGCATTCATTTGTTCTTCATAACTTAGCTCTTCTTCTGGTTCTTGTTCTTCTGATACTACTTCTTCTATGATATTTGTTTGGTCTTCACTTTCAAGTTCTAAGTCTTGTGTTGTTGAAGGCAAACTTTGTGTTGTCATTCTAAGCATACCTTGTACTCTATTAGTTGCTTCTAATAAAAGTGGTACTTCTTGGTCGAAGTAACCAACTCTGTATAGAAAGTCTACCATATATGCAAACTCTATTGAGTCCATAGACTGACAATTATTATCATAAAACCAATGTACTGTAGCTATAATATCATCAATAATACATTCTTGAACTCTACAAATATAATTATCTTGTATTTCTTTGTGAGTATCATTGATATTATCATAGTTAACATCCTCAAATGGTAATGAATCTGGACCAAGATTTTGAAAGACTTTCTTGTAATGATGGTCATCACAAACTTCTCTTACTTGAGATTCTAGTGGTAACCAATTATCTAAAGTAAAGTCCCAACCACATACAATTTTATTTTGTTTAACTGTATAGTTTGTTTGTTCATACCAATCAGATCTATAGTTCCATTCCATACCACTATGTCCATACTGACTCTCACTGCGGTATGTTGTTGTTGGACCTTCTGCTACACCAGCATGCATACCAAACATTTGCAATACTCTAGAATACATACTATCAATAGACATACCAATAGCAAGTGGCAAGTCTTCATGATAGTCTTGGTCTAGATATAGTATTGAAAAAGGTATAGAGTTCAATGGACCAGTAACTCCACACTTATATGTTTGCCATGAATTAAGTATCTGTATCAATCCAATAATATTTAACTTAGAAAATGCATTGTATACTTCATCTTGCAAGTTACCAAAGCAAATATTATTTTGATACTGTTCTTCATCTTCACCCCAATGAGTCCAGTATGATGTGCCTTGTATATCTACATACAATTCTGACACTGAAGACATAAATGGATGTTCATACAATCTGTTTCTTGAGTCAGTATCAGGTGTTCTACCTAACCATTTACCAACTACTTTAACACCTTGTGAAAATCTATACAGCCCACTATTTCTTTGTGATGTTGTAACGCTTTCATATTTATTACTTGGTGTCAAATCATTATGTGTAATATCATCTATGTCTTTACCAAACAATCCATTAACTAAATGTGATATTGGCATTTCAAAGTGTAGATAGATAGGTTCTGTAGGAACTTTTGCAAGCAACTGTGTATTGCTATCTCTATCTGGACCATAGATATTAATGTGTGGTTCTTTGAACTTAAGTTCTACATTAATTGAAGCTGTCTTCCACTTCATCATTTCATTGTATACATTATCATCTTCTTGCATATCTGCATATCTGATGTAAGAATGTATATCTATATTATCAAACGCTGCAAGAAAATCTTCTGCATACTTTACTCTGTCTTGAAATAAAGATATAACTTCATCAAATGTTTCTACTGCTGTTTCAACAGTACTATCCATATTGATTCCTCTTTTTCTCAAGTCTTTGAGTGTTGAATCTATGTCTAGAATAGAACTAATAAAGTTCTTTTTGTTCCAACGCATTCTCTCTGGTCTATTAAGAAGCAATGTTTCTAAACTAGATGTATTCTTATTATACTGGTCAAATCTAGTATTGATTGTTTCAAGTATAATATTTTTGTAACCAGGTTTCCATCTGTATGTATGTGTAATACCTAATGGTTTTAATGGTTCAAGAACTGAACGATTACCATACATATATGTTCTGGTAATATAGTTATTGTTCAACTCATTGATTTGTCTCATCAACTTTTCTTGTGGACCAATAACTAATTCTGTTGCAATAGATTGTATATCTATATCAACATTATTACTTACTACATTTTCCATTCTTTTCCTCTCTTGGGTTATGCTGGCTACATAGCATTACTACATAGCCAGCTTTGTGTCATCGTATTATGCACTTAAATATTCTTCAAATGCAATCTTGCCACCAGTCTTATCATCTCTCATAAATGATAAGAATACAAACCCTTCATCTTCTGATCTAGTAGATGATGTTTGTGGTACAAGAGTTGCTGTGGCATCTACCTCTTGTAAGTTCATAGTAATTTGTGCATTACTTGGAACATTTACATTGTTCTCACGTAAGTACTCCATGAACTGACCCACTGTGGTCAATCTAGGCTGACCATCTGCACCCAATATTTCTAGGAAGGCAGTATTTCTTACGAATCTACCATCACCATTATTGTATGCAACACCTTTTACTTCGTTACTCATTTTCTTTTCCTTTACTGTCATGCATATCTGCTACCATCAGGAAAAACAAAGCGTAGTATAGATATGCGTTAGCTTTATTTAAGTATCTAGATGCTATTTCACATTCAAGCTCAGTTTGTAAAATCTCCTCAGCTATTATGTATATTAATGCATCTATAACTTCTTCTATTGTCTCTGCTAAATTGTTACGATTTTCATCTAAACATTCTTGCAAAGTTATTGGTACTTGATGTAAGTATTTTATCTTACCATCATCCAATCTTTTTGATGCAAAATCAATACTCTTATTGACTATTGCATCTCTTAACTCAAACGATTCTAAGTCTTTACATGATACTAACTGTTCACCAGCCCAAGTCATTTGTTCTTTGAATCGTCTTTTAATTTCTTTATTATTGCTTTCCATTACGCACCAACCTTACAATATATTTTATTGCTTCATATAATACGATTATACACAATATAAAGAATAGTACTTCTGTTATTGTTAGACATGTATAATACATTATGTCTTGATCTACATCATACCACATTTTTACCATCCTTGTTTGTCTGTATTAGACTGTTTATCAAATCGCTCTAACCATGTCTTTTTGTAATTGGCAAACTTTTTATAAGTAAACCAATACCAATGTCCATATCTTTTAAAGAACTTTAATCTTCCTTCTTCTCGTTCTTTTGCTGTCATAGCTTTTGATCTAGGTTTTATTACTTCAGTCATCTATTGACCTCGTTCTTGCTTTAATATGAATATACTTATGTGTTATCTTTTTCGCAAATAACTCACAAGCTATTCCTTCTTCTTTCCATTGTAACATTTTCAGCATTGTACTTGCATCTAATCTAAACAATGGCTGTATTGGTTCTACCTCACCTCTACTTAACATCTGGTCTTCCATACTTTGTTCGACTGCAAACTGGCACCAGATTTGATTATTGTGATATCTTTCCCAAGTCATATGAATTTGATATATATCCTTGGCTTCAATAGTATTTGAACTTGCATTGTCAAAACACCACCGTAGCCAAGCTTTATATTCTGCTGGTTTAAGATATCTATTAGGTGTACCAAATACTTCATCAACTCCAACAGGTAAATTATATCTATTGTGTTGAAAGTTGTATAACAATTCTAATATATGCATAATACTCCTTTCACTAATTAAGCGTAGTGCAGCTACTCATGATTATTACTGTATTAAACATACATCACAGAGTGGAGCTTCTTGTCCAGACTTATTTACTGTATATCCAACTAGTAATCGTATACAAACCACTCTAGTAATCTCTTTTCACTGCACTATCAGCCACCGAATCTTAGATAGATAAGAGCCATAGGTGCACCCAGCCTACAAAATCTAGGCCGAATCTCAAGGATTATGTTTATGTTTCAAGCTAATGTTCTCCATCGTATCTAAAACACTTATTCTTATCTATCTAAAACTTTCTGAAGCATCTAACATTATATCTTCTATATTCTTTACTTGATGCTTCTCTTCTTTACTAAGCTTTATTGCAAGTTTACGCAATCTAGCTTTTGTTATATTCTTTTGCTTGAGTTTAGTTCTAGATTTATCCGCCATATGCTTTATCTATCTCTTTCTCATAAACTCTTCGTTCATCAAGTCTTTTGACTCTCTCGAACTGATACTTATCATACATCTCTAAATAATCAAATCTCATTTTCATAATTAGCATGGCTAACAAAAAGAATGAAACTATCAAGATTGCTGATAATAGTACTAACATTATTAAATTACTCACGATGACTCCTTTCTTGCTGTATTGCAAGGGTTTATGATAAGATAACCAAGTAGTAGTTACTACAAAATGTTCACTACTACTTAGTATCTTTACTAACTGATCTATATCAAGTTACGTTGCACCAAATGGTACGCTGTAACTCGACTCGTAATTGAACTATCTATTGAACCCATAAGGTTAGATAGCTGTGATGTGCTTAGTTCATCTAACTTTCCTTTCATGTTTTGTGATAATATTACTCTGTTATTATCTGAAAAGATTAGTGTTAGTTGGTGAACTAAGTCTTGTTTAGTAAGTCTAGACACGATGACCTCCTTGTCGCCTATTGTAGGGTATATAATATAAGTAAGGGAAGCAAACATACTTCCCTATACTCACTATCTACTTGCTGGACCACGCTCAACACGCTGAGTAGTTCCACCTTTAACTGATGATTTCCAATAACCTTTAAAGTCACCAGACTTAGATATTTCACACCAGTCACCTAACTCTGCACCTTCGGCAAAACTATCTGCCAAGTACTCGTTAGCACTATCACTCAACTCACCAGGTTCAGTACTAAGATAAACAAAGTCTCCACCTTTAAGGCTTTTCAAAGCAACCTTATCAGTATCACTATACTTATCCTCTACTTGATAACTACAACCAACAACAATTCCATTTTTAGACATATCTGTCTCCTTTTTATTATTAAACTAATTTATGACAAATCTCAACTAAAAGTTGACATAAGCCAAACCAGCGGGCTGGGGCACTATCCATATATAAGACCCACACACATTCTAGTTGCATTTTTAAAAAATGGGTTGTAAATTTTAAATTATGAAGATTCCTAAGAAAATGTTATTTGATATGGTTATGCATGGAAAGCTTGAAAGATTTGATAAAGAGAGTGAAGAGTGGATTTCTGTGCCGTTTGAACCGAATAATGAAGAACATATTCATTTAAAAAATATGCATTATGCTCAGGCTGAAATAGATTTTGTGTATGAAGCTATGGAAGTCGGTGTTAAAATAATACGGGAGATCAATTAGTAGTACTTAAAGTAGAACGACACATATGGTTAAGTGCTACTTAGAGTATACTAAGAAAAAAAGACAGTGTCAAGTAAAAAATAACAGAACGGAGAAATAATGAGTTTTAAGTCAAATGTATTTTACGATAAGACAGTTAGAGGTTATAGACATATACTAACTAAAGATAAATGGAACTGGGTATATTGCTACGGAAAAGAAGGCTTATCTATAGATAGTATGCTGAAGAATGAGAACAATACATTCTTTTATACAAATATGCGTGCTATGTTAGAAAATTTATTTGAGAAACGACTAAAGTCTCATTTTACAAAGATGGAAGTTCATGAGTTTATAAAGGCTGTGAACAGTGCATATAGAGATATAGTAGATATGTCTAAAGAATTAGAAGAATTAACACAAGGTATGATACAACGTACTGACGAAGATCAAGGAGCACCACGTGGCAATACAGAAAAATAAGAAAAAACCTACAAGCAAAGAGCTTATGGGTATGTTAACTGCTATAGCAATACAGTTAGAACAATTAAAAATGCAAGTTTACAACGGTGATAAGGCCCTAGATGAATATATGGAAATGAATGGGGACAAAGAAGACTTTGTAAAATATTTAGAAAAAAAATATCCGTTAGATGATAAAGATAACGAGAAGACTGAAAGCAAATAACTTTGAATCCGTTGATTATGAAGTATTTCCCAAAGAAGAATTTAAGAAACTGGGTAAGAAATACAAACACTGGAACAAGTGTAGCCCTGGTGATTGGGGAATTAGTGACGACGGTTATGTGGCTGAGTGTCTACAGCGTAACATTTATGGTACAAGTGTTGAAATGGTGTTTCCATATGGTAGGCAATGGGTATCAAAGACTGGTAAATTAGAGTTTATACCCCACTATACTAGTAAAAACTACAGCGGTGTGTCTACAAAGACGTATGCAGAGCTAGAAGCGGGTAGAGATAGGGCAGAATTAGCTATAGATGCGTTTTTAGCGTACAAAATAGCAGGTAAAAAGCCAGATATGGAGAAGATTGGTACTATATATAGGCCTGATCAGAAAAATCCACAGATTGCTGTAAAGAAATTGTTAAAAACTAAAGAGGTTAAGAAGATTATGGCTGATAAGCTAAAAGAAATACTAGTAGATAGAGAGATAGACGAGGGATATGTGCTAGATGTTATAAAAGACGCAGTAGATGTAGCTAAGATGAAAGAAGATCCAGCTAATATGATACGTGCTGCTAAAGAATTGTCTGAGTTTTTAGATATGAAACCTAAAAATAAACAAGTAACAGAGTCTATAGAGATGGATTTGTCTCATCAGATTGCTGATACATATGATAAACAAACTAAGAAATTAAAAGCCACACAAACGAGAATGCTAGATGAAGAAAACAATTAAGCTAGAAGGTAGCAAAGTAAATATGATAGAGTTTTTAGCTGTACTTACACAGGTAGCAGAAGACTTTAAGCTTACCTTAGTTATAAAAGACTGATGGATAAAGATAAGATATTATTAGAAATGGAACAGGACATGCTTCTGTTCGGTAGAATGGTTATGCCTAATATGTTTAGTGAGAACTCTCCAGGTTTTCATTATGATATAGTAGACAAACTAGCTGACTACCATAAACAGATTAATATTATTGCACCACGTGGTCATGCTAAGTCATCTATTGTAGCTGGTGTATATCCATTATGGCATTTGATGTTTGATAAAGGTATAAAAGTAATTGTATTAGTATCTAGAACACAGTCACATGCTACAAAGTTACTAGGTACGATAAAAGACGTATTAGACTATTCACAAGAGTTTCGATACTTTTTTGGATACTGGGGTCAACAATCGGCAAGAAAGTGGACTAATACAGAAATAGAACTCAAAGATGGTAGTTTAATTGTATGTAAAGGAACAGGGCAACAGATAAGAGGAATTAAACATGGGAATCAAAGACCAACGTTATTGGTACTGGATGATCCTGAAGACGAGAATAACACGAAGACTGCAGAAGCGATGGAATATAATCTACGTTGGTTGCTGCAATCTGGTGTTCCATCCTTGGACCCGCTCACTGGTAGAATCATTGTCATTGGTACTCCGCAGCATGAGCGATGTATGGTTGAAACGTTAAAGGATATGAAAGGTTGGATGAATTTACATTTTAGTCCAGACCTAGAAGCTGGTACTGCATTATGGCCTGAAGTATGGCCTATTAGTAAATTAAAACAAAAGAAAGAAGAATTAGATAGTATTAACAGGCTATCGGTATTTTATAGAGAATATTTGTGTCAAATCGTAGGAGATGAAGATAATTTGTTTCGTGCAGAAGATATTAACTACTATGATGGATACATAGAACAAGATGAACAGGGATTGTCGAATCTTGTACTGACGAACGTAAATGGTGAGGAAGTGCAGGATATTCGACCTGTAAACGTGTTTACTGGTGTCGATCCCGCATCCAGTACAAAGAAAGGAGCAGACTATAGTGTTATATTCAATATTGCTATTGATAGTGATAATAATCGTTGGGTACTCCCGTATTTCAGAAAGAGGGCGACTCCTTTAGATTTAGCAGATGCTATCATATATAATTTTAAAACATACAAAAGTTCTAAGACTAGGATTGAATCTGTAGGTTATCAGGAGATGTTACGTCAATATATTAAAGAACGTGCAGAAGAAGAGGGTTTATTCATACCAGGGTTAGAAATTAAAGAAAATCCTAGAACTAGAAAGTCTTACAGGCTAGAGAGTTTACAGCCTATATTTGCTAATGGTAAGGTATTTATACAGAATAATATGCAAGCATTAGTAGATGAGCTTACATTGTATCCTAGAGGTAAACATGATGACTTATTAGATGGATTTTATTATGCTAATAAGAATTGTTACAAGCCAGCACACGATGCTGAGTTGGTTTACCAAGATCAAGAACAATATTATCCACAGAAAAAAAGTTGGAAGTTACTGTAAAAAAGACTTGACAAGCAAGTAAAAAAGTATTTAAATTACAGATAAACTTTAATGGATTACGATAAAGATAAATATAGTATAGATTTGGAAGCTATTCTATCTGATTTGCAAATCAAAATACCAAAGGGATACATAGAGGTAAAGCGTGCCAAAAACGATTCAAAAGAAAACAGCAGCAACAAGAACTCAAAGCAAAAAAGACAATAAAACTGTTTTCGGCTTTGAGGAAGGTACAATATCTTCTTATACTATACCAGAAGAAGTAGAACTTACTAGAGAATTATTTACAGAATACAAAAGCTCAAGAGAGCTTTGGGCTCAAAAGTTTCAAGAGTCAATAGAATTTAGAGCTGGAGCTCAGTGGACTAATGAAGAGCAAGAAGTATTAGAGTCTCGTGGTCAAGCACCAATCGTAGTAAATCGTATACATCCTATCGTTGAAACAGCAAAATCGTTACTTACATACAATTCTCCACAATTTAGAGCAACAGCTAGAGAAGATTCTGATAGAGCAACAGCAAGAGTTTTTTCTGATTTATTTCAGTATATATGGCAATCATCAGCAGGGGATGAAGAATTAAAAAAGATTATAGATGACTATTATGTTGGTGGTATGGGTGTAATGCAAGTATACCAAGACCCACAAGCAGACTTAGGTAAAGGAGAAGTATGTATAAAATCTATTAATCCGTTAGATGTTTTTATAGATCCGAACTCAAAAGATGTATATGCTAGAGATGCTGCACATATTTTAGTATGTAAGTATATGACAGACGAGTATGCTGAGTTAGTGTATCCTGACTATATGGACATAATTGAACAGTCAAGTCCTGAGCCAGACAATGAAGATGATTATCCTGTTACTAATTTAGCTGCAACAGAAGGTCAAATGTTTTTTGGAGATGATGATACTCAAATACATAATAAAAGAAAATATACAGAACGTTATTCTAGAGTAACTAATTTTTACTATAATGTATATGAACCATTTTCTCAAAGAGAATTTTTATTTACTAAAGAAGAGTTTTATCAATATCTTTCTAAAAGTTATATTAAGATAAGAAAGATGACAGGTGAAGAAATAGTAGTATATGAAGATGAGGCTGTTTCTAATTTAGTTGATTTAATTATGGAAACAGGTGGAGTATTTCATTATGAAATGCCAGAACCTCAAATGGATGATGCTGGAAATCCTGTACCAATGCCACCTGTTAGAGTTCCAGGAATGGAAACAGATAGTAAAAGTGGTAAACATATACCAGGTAGTACTGTAGTTTTAATACCATTGTCTTTAGAAGAAATGAAAGGTACAGGGGAAATTACATGTAACGAGGTTCAAAAACCTTGTATAGAAATGGTTGTAACTGTTGGAGATCATTTATTATATAAAAGAATGCTACCAACAGAAGATTATCCTATAGTTCCATTGATGAACGTACATCATCGTAATCCATATCCAGAAAGTGATGTAAGGCTATACAGACCTTTGCAAGAGTATATCAACAAGATACGTTCATTAATTATAGCACATGCAAGTACAAGTACTAATGTAAAGCTACTTATTCCTAGAGGGTCTGCTGATTTAAGACAGATTGAAGAAGAATGGAGTAAAGCTGGTACTAGTGTAATTGAATTTGATGCTGAACTGGGTGCACCGATTGTAGCTGGCCCAGTCCCACTACCAAACGAACTGTATAAAAATGAAGCTGATGCTAAATATGATTTAGAATACGGCTTTGGTATTTTTGAAATGATGCAGGGTAGTGGTAGAAGTGCACCGTCAACTTATCGTGGTACATTAGTTGTTGATGAGTTTGGCCAGCGTAGAATTAAATCTAGAAGAGATGATATAGAAAACTTTCTAAACCAGGTTGGTAAAGTTGCAATACCATTAATACAGCAAATATATACAGAAGAAAAAGTAATTAGATTGGTACAACCAAACGGTTTAGAAAAAGAAGAGCAAATAAACTTTTATAAAGAGATGGAAGATGGAACTGTACAAAGGTTTCATGATATTGGAGCTGGTAGATATGACCTATCAGTTGTATCAGGTTCTACATTACCATCAAATAGAATGGCATTATTAAATACATATATGCAAATGTATCAAATGGGGCTTATAGACCAGACAGAAGTATTAAAGAAAACAGAACTTGTAGATATAGAAGGAGTTATGGAACGTGCTGGTCAAATGCAACAAATGGCACAAACATTACAAATGTTACAAGAAGAATTAAAGAAAGTCAAAGGAGACTTACAAACTGCTGAACGTGAAGAAGTACATGCTAAGAAACGTTTAGAAGTTGAGAAATTTAGCTCAGATTTAGATAAGATATCTAATAGGGCTGATATGGCAGCTAGCTTATATAAAGCTAGACTTAACGATGCAAAATCAAATCTGATGAACTCCGTTACACCTGAACAAGTAGAAGCTTTGGAAAATGAGAATATGTTTGATATTACACCAATGGTTTCTGAACCAGGAGATGGAGAGTTAGAGTAAGGAGAAAATATGCAAGAAGAAAATAACATGGATATTACGCAAGAACAACAGGTAGAAAGTCAGACTGCAACTGAACCTACCTCTCAAGAAGACATTTTTGCTGAAGTTTTTGGTGGATCAAATACTGACCAGTTTGTTGCAAAGACTGAGCCAGAACCAGAGATAGTCAATGAAGGTCAACCTTCTGAAGTTCAAAGTGATAATAGTCCAAAGAATGATTCTGACAGTTATAAATACTGGCAAAGTCAAGCAGATAAACGTGCAGCTGAAGTAGATTTACTGAAATCACAAGTTACAGAGCTTATGAAAGCTCAAGCATCTACACCTGCAGAACCAGCAAAAGAGGAAATACCTTCTTTAGAGAAGCCTGTTAAACCTCGCAAGCCTGCTAACTATGATCATTCTGAAGCACTGGCTGACCCTGATAGCGATTCAGGTAAATACCTATCAAAACAGGAGCAGTATATAGACAGCTTAGCTAACTATATGACAGAAGTGGATGCAAGACGTAGTCAAGAAATACAAAGACAACAAGCTGAACAAGCTCAGTTTCAACGTAATCAGAAAGTAATTTCAGATTTACAGTCTCAGTATAACTACTCACCGCAAGAAGCTAATGATTTTATACAAAGAATGAGCAGTCCAGATTCATTGTCTTTAGATAATCTAGTAAGATTACATAAGATGAGTTTACAACCTAGTCAAGAGGCACCTGCTTTACAGCAAGTAACTCCAGAGGCTCAACAGAAACAAGCTCTTATGAATCAAAGACAAGAGAAACTGAGTATACCTACGCCAATAGGTGTGCAACCAGGTGCTAATGTGCAGTCATCAAAAAGTGTGGAAGATCAAATGATGGATTCTATGATAGGTAACTATAAAAAGAAGAATCCATTTAGTTAATTTAAGGAGAGATTAAGATGGCAAATGTATATAGCATGACACCAGGAGAAGCAATTCAGGGTACTTCCATCAATGTTGATAGACGAATCTTCAACTTTGGTGAAAGAGTAGCTGAGTTAGCTCCTCAACAATCACCTTTCTTCACATATTTGTCAAACGTATCTAAGGTGCCTACAGACGACCCTGTATTTAAATTCTTAGAGCAAAGACATCAATATCAAAGACGTAATTTCCAACTACAAGCAGCTGTAACTACAAGTGCTTATAGTACTGGATTTAATATTGCGGCAAACCAAAATTTTGATGTAGATGTTTTATATGACAAATTTGGTAGAGAGGTATCAACAGCAGTTCAACCAAACTTCTTACTTGAGAATCAAATCGTAGCTATCGAATGTGAATACGATGCTAACGGTTCTGATGCTGGAGTAGGAGCAGAAACTGCTGCGATAGCTTATTACAAGATTACAGCTGCACCTGATTTATCATCAGACGCTGCTGCTGCAAGACTTGTGATGGAATTTATTAAAGTAAACTACAAGCCAACTGGTTCTAATGGAGCTACTGCAACAAACGCAGGACCTATTTCACCAGCTTCTGGTTCTAAATTAATTTTTAGAGCTGATGGAGATGGACAAGTAGTAGGTTCAGCTTTTGCTGAAGGTTCTACTGATCCAGAATCATGGCATGATGAGTTCTACAACAGAGAAGGATACTGTCAAATCTTTAAGACTTCAGTACCTCTATTCTCTGGTACAGCTCTAGCTACACGTTATCGTGGAGTTAACAACGAATACATGAGAGTATATCAAGAAAAACTTATGGAACATAAGATGGACCTTGAGCACGCTATGTTATTCGGTATTGGTTCAGATGACTCAACAGCTTCAGGACCAGTTCGTAGAACTTGGGGTATTTTACCTTACACAGAAGCATACGGAAAAGTAAAAACATTTACTTATGCTGACGCTTCTTACGACACTTTTGTAGATGCAATGGAAGATGTATTCTCACCAGAGTCTGGAAACAGCGGAGAGAAACTTGTTCTAGCTTCTAGAAAAGTTATGTCATACTTCAACAAACTTGGCGGTACTTCATTCCTAGGTAACACTATGGCATTGAACAGTCAAGTTGGTAGTGGTTTAGATATTCAAAACATACAAGGTGAGTTCGGTCACTTAGTTACTAGAATATCAACTTTATATGGTAACTTAAACCTTGTAATGGAACCATTATTCAGAGGTGCGTATGAAAATACTGCAATTATGATTGATCTAAACAACGTATCATACAGACCATTAGTTGGTAATGGTGTATCAAGAGATACTCAAATTATTACTAATGTTCAAAACCGTGACGTTGACGGAAGAAAAGACATGATTCTTACAGAAGCAGGTCTTGAAATTCAACTTCCTGAAACACACACAGTGTTACAGTTTAGTTAATACATACGGGGGAGTTGAAATATACTCCCCCATACTAAGGAGAAATATGATTGGGAATAGAACCAGAAGAAATTTTAAAAAAGGCTTAGAAACAACTTATAAGATAGGTAAGTATGGATTACCAGTTTTAGTTAGATTGGTTTTACCAGGTGGTAAAGTAGTAACTGGTGTTCAAGCTGCAAAAAAACTTGCACAATATAAAAGAGTAAAAAAAGGATTAGAAGCAAGAAAAATGAGAAGAGCTAAAAAAATGGAAGCTGGAGAAGATATAAGAATGGATGGTAGCAAGTTATCGGACTTTTTAAAGAAAATAGGGGTTGAACAATGAGTTTTAAAACAGAGATAGAAGCAATAGTTGGTGATATAGATAGTCCTGATTACACAGCACAAGCTACATTATATTTAGTAGAGGGTGTAAAATTTGTAACAAAAAGTCTAATGCTTTTACCAAGCATGGCTTATAGAATGACAAGCTCTACAACTTTAAATAGTTCACCTACAACCATGAGCACTGCATCAGTATTGCAAATTATAAGTGTTACTAGAAATGATGGCTCACGTGATAGAAAAGCTATTCAAATAAGACCAGAGGATGCTGGAGATTATACAGATACTAATAGTATTTATTACACAAGTAAATTAGACCCTAAGTTTTATATAGAAAATGATACATTAAATGTAATACCAACACCTGCTAATGGACAAAGTGCTTTAGTAAAACATATAACACCAGATACATCAGTAGCTTTAGGAGATACATCTATAAGCAATTTTCCAGATGAACTAGAAAGAGGTGTTATATTATATGCTTCTAGAGAATTATTAAGATATATAATGAATCAAATACGTAAGCCTAATGTTTCATCTGGTACAGATTTAACAGCAGATATGGCAGCAGGTGCTATTGGTACAGATGCTGATAAAAGAGATTATGATAAATACTTTGATATTTCTATGGATTTTATAGCAGATGAAGATCCAGAATTAGCAACAATTATGATGCAACAAATATCAACATATTTACAAAACTACCAGGTAGATTTACAAGCTGACACACAACAATATCAGTGGTATGAAAGTCAGTATGTAAAAGTGACGCAAGATTTAATTACATTTATACAACAATATATACCACGAATACCACAAGGAGTACAAGATGAAGCTTCAGCAGATGATTGATCAGATTAAAAAACATCATCCAGAACTCGGTACTAATGAAATAATACATTTATTAAATCAAGCATCAGACGAGTTTTGTTCTAGAACTTTGATATTAGATGAAGCTACACAATTTAATACAGTAGCTGACCAAAGATTTTATGGATTGAAAGATTCAATATTAGAAGTTAAATCAGTTGACTTAGAAGATGCTGATGGAAATGTAAAAGAAATTAAAAGATTATTAGGTAGACCAGAATATAGGGATATAACATAATGCCAAATTACAGTAAAGTATATACAAGAACTACAAAGCAGTATGTCTATTGGTTTGAACGTGATTCAATAGGTATTGCTTTATATGACCCGCTTAGAAGTGAAAAAAATAGATTTACATCTGTTGATGCAGCGTTTACAATTACATTATTTTATCATAAGAAAGCAGATCATTTTAATACATTAGATAGCGGTAGCTCTGCAATGACAGAACAAAGTGAATTACCAGGTCAGTTTCATCAATATTTAGTTGATAAAGCTATATCGCTTGGTTATGAAACTAAACCAGATATGATACAAATGGCACCATACTTTAATGCAAAGTTTGAAAAAGGCATCAAAGAGGGTAAAACATTTGCTAATAGAGGTAGAGTATCTGGTATGAGAAGTGTAAAACCAACAAGTTATTAGGAGTATTTATGGCTAAAAAAGTAGATTCAAGACTTAAAAGAGTAGGAGTTTCAGGTTATAATAAACCAAAACGTACACCTAATCATCCAACTAAATCACATGTAGTGGTTGCAAAGGGTGCTGGGTGTCCTAATGGTAAAGTTATTAGATTTGGACAACAAGGTGCAAAGACTGCAGGTAAACCTAAAGCTGGTGAATCTAGAGCTATGAAAATGAAAAGAAAAAGTTTTAAAGCAAGACATAGAAAAAATATAGCCAAAGGTGTATGTTCTGCAGCATACTGGGCTAACAAAGTTAAATGGTAGGAGGATAACATGCCGTATCATAAAGGTAAAAAGAAAAAGAAAAAAGGTAAGAAAAAATGAAAGTCAAAGCACCAAAAGGATATCATTTTATGAAAAAGGGTAATAAAATGTCTTTAATGAAAAACCCTAAAGGTGGATATAAACCACATAAAGGAGCTTCATTGACAATAAACTTACCTATAATGAAAACGCATGGAGGTAAATAATGCCTAAAAAAAAGAAAGTTGGTTTAACTAAAAAACAAAAAACATTACCTAAGTTTTTACAACAAGCAATATTAAACAAGAAAAAGAAGAAGAAGTAAGATGGCTAAAAACATTCCAATAGATAAAGCTTTGTATGCTGCTTGTAAATCACAAGCTAAAAAAAAGTTTAAAGTATATCCATCTGCATATGCTAATGGTTGGTTAGTACAATGTTATAAGAAAAAAGGTGGAAGATATAGAAAGGGCAAGTAATGGCTAAGGGTGGTTTAGATAAGTGGTTTAATAAAGAAAAGTGGGTAGATATAAGTCAGCCTAAAAAAAATGGTAGCTGGGTTCCTTGTGGTAGAAAAGATGCTAGAAATAGTAAACGTGGAAAACCTAAATGTGTACCTTTGGCTACAGCAAACAATATGACAGTAAAACAAATTAAAAGTGCTGTTGATAGAAAAAGAAGAGCAGAAAGAACTCAAAAACGCAAAGGGAAAAAACCTATTAACGTAAAGACGTTTGTATAATGGCTAATACTTGGAAAAAAGGAAACTTTGGTTTAGCTGCATTTAGCGATATTAATAGATCGTTTGATGAGCTTGAACAACATTTTAATGATAACACAGATGGTAATTTTACAGACATTTCAATACCTACTGATGCTAGTTATACAGATATAACTGACCCTAGTAGCAGTATTTATACTGATGTTACAAGAAGTGTTTATACTTTTAGTGATGTTAGTGCAGTAGCTAATCCTACTTATAGTGATGTAGCAAATGTAAGTGAACCAACTTATGATGATATAGGAGTGACAACATAATGGGTGGAAGTTTAACAGGACCAAACAAAATTAAAGACGTATATAAGAAAATAGTTTTTTATGACAATAACCAATTAAAAATTGATAATGGTAGTGCAGACGTACAAATTACATCTGCCGATGGATTAACAGATAATATTGCAGCAGGTACTGGAATTGAAACTAGTACAAGCAATGGCACTACAACAATAAGTGTGAAAGACGCAGATGTTCTTTTACAAAATGAGGCA